AGGATGACATCCTTACGCCCGTCATCCTCATCCCAATAGATCGAGCGCCAGGGCATGTTCTTGCTGTCGATCTTGCTGTCGTCGTAATCCTCGCGTGGCTCGACACAGTGGTAGATGCAGACCTGCTCTTGGTAGCTCGACCGGTCATACATGCTCATCACGCGCGGCGAGACGGCCTTGCCGAACTTATCGACAGCCTGACGCACGGTCATGGGCGCGCGCCGGTACAGCGTATCAACGGTCAGGTCATTCGACGTGGCGATCCAATAGGTGCCGATCGTCAATGCGTGGCAGACCGCTCCGGCGACAGGATGCTCCTCCATGAAGCACGCCTCGGTGCCGAACAGGCCTAGCTCCGCGTATCCGGTCTTGACGGCAGCGTAGAAGTTGGTGCGGGCCAGGAACGCGTACATCGCTCGCTCTACGTCAGAGAGCCAGGCGCGAACGTCGTATTGCTCCATAAGAGCTTCTTCTGTGGCGAGGCTGAACCACGGGCGTGATGGTGACGACAGGCCGCTTGTCATCCCACCGGTGAGCGTGCGGAACGAATAGATGCCGTGCTCATCAAGCATCTTTGGCGAACGGATGCGCTTGCTGTCGCTGTCGAGGAATCTGGAACGATTGGGAGCCGCGAACTTGGCGATCTCCTTCCACTCGCGCTCGAATGGCTGCCGAGCGCACTTGAGTGATTCCAACCTACGCTGGCATGCCTCGCGTAGAGTATCTGTCATTAGCCAAGCACGCTGGTGGACGTGGTTGACGGCGCGCCCATCGTGCCCTGCGCACTGGTGAAGATCGAAGCGTAGAGCCCGCGACGACGGCGGGCGTTCTGGTCGGCGACGCCTGCGGTCGATCCGTTATCGGGGAGCTTCATCTCCTGCCGCTGTGCAGGCGGCGGTACGTCCGGTGCTTTGGGCGTGCTGATGCACATTGCGGGCTGCTCCTATACGCAGCCCGGATATGGCTTCGAGGATTAGGGTTGAATCGAAGGCGATGCCTAGCTCACCACGCTAGGCGCTTGCCTGCTCCATTGAACCTTTCGGCTGGGTCGGGCGCGGCGGCTAAACCGGCCTGTCCACTTTCGTCAACGAAGCCTCGGGGGCAGTCCACGAAGCCTATCGCCTTCGAGCCAGCTATATCACACTTCCTCGTACCGGTCAGCAGCCTTACCCCGTCCATAAGCCACGGGATCTAGATAAGTCGGCAATTCTCTCGGCTGCACCGGCTCTGCGAACGTGCAAGCGAGCGCGTCAGCATCATCTGGCGACGGGAGCCCCCTCGCCTTCATGTGCTCCTTCTTCTCAAGCTGGATAGCTTGCTGTGCGTCAAAGCCATATTCGGGCCCGATCAGGTCATCGCCGAGTTGCTGCTCGTCAGGAATGCATCCCCCGTTCAGCCAATGGCGCATGTTCGTCCACATCTCGGCGCGTTTGTTGGCGACACGAACGCGCGTACCGTCCGTCCAATACGCCTCCCTTACCGTCGTGCTGCCGAACCACACTTCAACGATCAACATGTCGGGCATGAGTTGCCGCAAGCGGTCGATGATCGCGGCGCCGATATTTCCGGCATCGACGAATATAGCATCCGGTTTCCACTTTGCCGCCTCAAGCGCGATATCGCCGGCCAATGTCATCGCATCGGTGTGGTGCCATCGCTTCCAGGGCCGTGACCTCGCATCACGGCCACAGCGGATAGCTAGCGTAGAGTGATCGTCGCCGAACCTCGCGCAGTCCACGCCAAAGATGACGGGATCGCTTCCGAGCGTCTGCCCGAGATCGCGAACCTTGGCCGCCTCGACGATATCGCTGGGGATGAACTGCATTGACGACGCGGACGGGAATTGTCCCAGCACGCGGACGCGAACGATATCGCTGTCGATCCCATAGGTGCTGACAAGCTCGTCCAGATATTTCTTGTTCGTACCCTCAACCGTGCGGCTATCGATCTGGCCGGTGTTCCATAACGACCTGTGCTTGCCAAAACACTCACGGAATGCGCCAGTGTTCTGCGTAGGGTTGCCGAATGCGAGAAAGACAATCTCCGTGTTCTCGTCGGTCAGAGCCCCTAGGGCGACCTCCCACACCTTGGGGTCGATACCCGATGCCTCGTCGAATATCAGGATGATGCGCTTGCCCTGATTGTGAAGACCGGCGAACGCCTCCGTATTGTTCACCGACCATGTGACAAGATCGGCGCGCCACGCCTTGTCGTGGCCGTGCACGGTGGAGATGAGCGCGGTGGCAGTCGGCTTGAACCAGCCCGACGTGATCGACAGGTTCGACCATTTGGTGATCTCCGGCCCCGTCTTGGTGAGCAACTGGCTTTCGGTATTGGCGGTCGTGACGATGCGCGTATCGACACAGGTATCGAGGCCCCATTTGATCAGCATGGCAATCAGCGCGGACTTGCCGATGCCGTGCCCTGAGGCTCTGGCGATCCGGCAGGGTGTGTGCCGCGTTTCGGGATCGGACAGGTGATCGCGAATCGTCGCCATCACTTCGCGCTGCCAGACACGCGGGCCGGTGATGTTCTCTAGAACCCCCTCACCCCACGGATACACGAACAGGGCGTGCGCTAGCGGGTCATAACGAAACTCGCCGATACGCTGTGCCAGGGCAATCCTAGGATCAGCCTTTGTCGCCGGCATATTCCAAGCGCGCGTAGCGCGTCCAATATGGCGCGGGCATAGCGTAGAAGATACCACGAACGAGCATGAAGCAACGCGCGGCCCATTCAGTGGCAAACGCCCTGCGCCGATATTCCATGTACGGCGGGCCGCTTATGACGATCCAAGGCTTCATTCGCCCTGCACCCGCTTGTTGCCTTCCTCGATCGCCTTGAGGATATCGCCCTTGACGTTCATGTCCACTTCGGACTTCTCTCGCCATACATCGCCACGGCGGTTGGTCAGCCACATTTTCGCCGCGCCAACATCGGGCGCGATGCGCTCTCGATAAGGCGCATACACCGGCTCATCAGCGCCGCTCGGCATGAAGATTTTCACCGCGTCCTGTTCGTATCCTATCGCCCGCTGATAGAGACTACGCTCTACGCGATCGTCGCAAGCCTCCTTGCCCACCCTCAATGCCTGAAAAAATTCAGGCTCTGCGTGCTTCCAATTGTAGATCGTCCGCACGTCTACTAGAAAGAAGTCAGCAAGCTCCTGATCCGTCGCACCCATTTCGCACAATGCGCGGGCACGATCAGCAAATTCTTTCCGATATTTCGTTGGCTGTCCCGCTGGCATGTTGCCTGTCCTAAGCCCTTTCAGTCTCGCGATGAATCGAACCGCGCGCCCGCCAATGCGGGAGGGTTTCGGTCGATGGCTTCGTGCTCTTTCCCGTGGCCACGATCTTCACGACACGGCTCCGCTGGTGCCGCTTTACGGCTATGTCTCCGCGCGCTTCGAGCTGGCGGACATGGTACACCGCCGTCGAGAGCGATTGCAGCGCCGTCAGTTCGATCAGCATTTCACTGGTGGGGCAAGTGTCCTCGCGATCGGCGGCGCGGCTCAGCGCCTCGAATATGATCTGGCGCGCCTTGTGGGCACCGACCGGTTCGTACACCTGTAGGTCGATCAGATAATCGGGGATGGCGCGCAGCGTTGCGAAGCGGGGTTCGATCATAGCGTTTTCCACCAGAGAATGAGCCGCGTGAGCGGCCTGGCAAACGGCCGAGTGAGATCATTGACCGGGATGGTGGCGATGATCTCGCCGTCGATATGACCGCTTGCCTCGATAGCCTTGAGGTGACGTTCGGCATTCGTCCAATCATCCGCGTCGAGCGTGATAGCGTAGCTCTTGCGGTTGTAGCGATAGGACAGGCTGAACTTGCTCACGTCGCCACCCCCATCAAATACTTGATCTGCCGCTCTGCCTCGTCAGCGAGGCATTTTGGGTTCAGCTTCGTCAGGCGGCTGTCCACAATGGAAATGCTTTGGGCGATGATCGACCCGTCCGGGTCTATCAGCTCCACCTTTTGCTCAAGACATACATAGTTCCCTCCGTTGGCATCGCGCACAGAGATGGAAACGGGCACCCCTACCCGCAGCTCCGCGTCGCCTGTGGGGATGGCTAGTTGCTCGCTCACGCTGCCATGTCCTTTTGAGGGGTGGTGGATATCTGGGCGGCGATCGTGCCGAAGGTGATTGGCTTGCCAGAGCGCTCGCCGGTTGACGCGGTGTCCGGCGACATGCGACCGAACTTGCGGGCTATGCTTTCGCAGTAGGCGCGTTGCTCATCGGGGCTGAGTTTTGGGGCGGCGTTGCCAGTCTGCGAGGGAGGAGCCATCTCCAGAGCTTTCAGGAAGTTCTTTGCCTCCAGAAACCAGCCGAGATTGGCGCGCCAGCTCCGATCATTCTCACCGCAGTGGAATTTGCTTTGCCCAAGGTTGCGGAGCGCTGTGAAAACCTCGTCTTCGCCGTGATCCCTCAGCCTGGCCCGGAGCAGGGTCTTTCGGCTGGCGTCGAGCTTGGCGGCTTTGCGAGCGCCGTTGGCCGCCGGACCCGCATTCCATTCCTCAACCAATCGAGTTTCAATGCTGGGGGGCGGTGAAGCTTTAGCTTCACTAGGGTTCTCGGGGTTAGAATATATATCATTGGGGGCGTCACATGCGTCACGCGGTGTCACAGTGACATCCTGTGACTTTCGGTTTTTCCGCGACTTCGCTTGGCGTGCGGCGTCCTTCGCGCGCCGCTCCATTACCTTGGCTTCCGCTTCCGCAAGCGCAGCCTTCATCGCCGCCGCCAACTGCTCGGCGGTCGCTCCGCTGGCGACCAGCGCATCAATAACGGCGGCAGACAGGCTCATCGGGCGGATGCGCTCCTGTCGAACACGGGGCCGCCTTCCAACTGATCCATGGCAATAGCGCGGGCCTCCGGACACGCACGGTTCCATGCCGAGATGATTGCGTTGACTTGAGCCAGCACGGCATCCTGCTCTGAGCGAGCGCTGATTGGAATGACTTCGGCAGGCGCCTTAGGGGCCCGGGCGCGCTCAATGGTCTGGCGACTCAGGCCCGTCGCCTCTGCCACCTCGGTGATAACGCTCTTCGGACGACCGACTGTCCGCGATAATTGTTGACCACTTTGGACAACAATTGCGAGTTCGGCATCACGCTTCGCTTCCACCAACTCAATGTAGCGGCGTATGTGCTGGTCGCGTTGTTCCTTCGTCAGATCTAGGCGATGCAGGTTCTCAGCGATCTCCCACATCTCCGCCTTGATCGCGTCGTCATCAACCTCGATGCAATCGATGTGCGACCAGCCTAGCGATTTGGCGGCAGCTAGCCGGTGCGCGCCAGCGACCAGCACAGGAACACCAGCGGTAATGTCGCCGTCAACGATCATCTCGTCTACGACACGAACGCTGATCGGCTGACGAAGGCCGTTATCTTGAAGGGAGGCCGCCAGACGCCCTACGGCGTCATCGGAGAGCGCACGATGGCGCTCTCCGACCTGGACATCCTCTACGCGGATGGCGATCGTTTTCATCACACGAGCGCCGGGAATGATCCGCGCGGGCGGACCAGCGTTGACTTGCGGCCCGTGCGGAAACCATTCCAGCCGTGGAAAATGATCTCCATGGCCGGCTGACGTTCGTACTTGTCCCGCAAGAATGCCGCGCGAACGGCATAAGCCGGGTCACCGCTCTTGATGTTCTCGCCGGTCGCGACGGCATCGAGGAATTCCTTTGCATCCGCCGGGTTGATGTCGGCCAGAATGTAATAGCACGCGGCCATCACGGTATGGCTGAACAGGCGTCGATAGTCCTTGAGATGCTTGTGCGCGAACGCGGCGGCTTCAACGATGGCCGGATCACGCTTGACGCGCGAAACAACCTCGGAATTGGTGATCCTCTGCCGATCACCCAGATGGCGACCTTCGCTGCGCTCATAGGCCATGATGAACTTGGCCGCCGTCGCCGCGTTATGGGCATAGGTGACGTTGTCCATCGATAGATAGTCGGCGGCGCCGCGAGCCGTCCCCTGATCGACCGTGATGCGGCTTTCACGAGAAACCCCGAACACGACCAGGAACGGGATCGATCGGTTGGCCTCAATCACTGCCTGCATACGGTGTTGGCCGTCGTTCAGGAGGCCGTCCGACGAAATGATGATGGGCTCGCCATTCTCCACCCAGCGACCGCCAGCCATGTCGGCAACGAAGTGATCAACTTTCATCGGGCGCAGATATCGATTGTCCGGATTGTGACGCAGGATTTCCGCAGCAAGGCCGGGCGATACGTTCACCTTCTCGGCGAACACACCGGACTTGCTCCGTTCGATACGATCCACAAGCCACGCGACTGTCCCCAGCCCCGGTTCGATTGCAGCTTTTTTCAACAGACTCGCCATGGTATATTTCCTTTGCACCTTGCGGCCCCACTTCGACCTTCGGGGTGGGGCCTTTCCCCGATCTCACTGTCGTCTTAGTCTCCCCAACCCGTGGAGAACCGTTGTATGATCGCGGTTGAGGAACTGACCGATCTTGACGCTCGACCATCCCAAGTCGTCCAAGGCGTGCATGACTGCCCAGCGCGCCGCACAGGTTCGCACATCGCGCTTGGGACCGAGGATTTGTTCGGGCGAGATGTTCCAGGATCGCGCGGCATCCCGCAGCACGTCACCGGCGAAGCGGGGTTCGATCATGCCGCCTCCCCGATCTCGACCACGATCTTGCCGGGCTTAGCCGGGTCGTGGAACCAATAGGTGGTCTTGAACCGCGTATCATCGATGCCGAGCGCATCCGCGATGCCGTCCCGGGCTGATTTGAAGGCTCCAATGCAGCCGTCATCGTCGCGCTTGCGGCGGTCGGGCGGGTAGAAATGAACGGACAGTGGAATGCGGGGATCTAGGGCAACGGTGCCCTTGGTCGCGAGGACGCAAAGGTGAGCATCCGCACGCTGCTTTTTCCGCGCGCCGTGGAAGGTGCGCCA